CATTAAATTATTCCATTCTTCTAAATTATCCCATTACTTTGTTCATTTAAAACATCTTTTCTATTGTTGTAAACCTTTACTACTTTCTCTAAATCTCCCGGTTTTCCCGTCCCATTTTTACTAGCGCTAGATACTGTAATATACGCACTCTTATATACTGATGACAGCTCCTCGATTGTACTGGTGAATTGAATTGCTTCTATTAAGTTTTCAAGATTATAGGCTAATACTGGTTTATCTATACATTTGCTTTTAACCTTAGGTTTTTCTATAGTTCCGTTACCATCATCGTCATCTTGATATAACCCTATGATACTAGCCAAACAATAACGTCTAAGATAAGTAACAGCAGAACCAAAGCCTTGTGGGTCTTGTTTAACTAGCGGAGTTACAGCAGTGTCTTCTATCCACTCTCCAGACTCATGTAGAAGCCGTGTAGTTAAATGTAGCTTATTATCCTCGCTTGGAGAAGGGGTTTGTAAGAAAACAATACCAGCGTCATTTAGTGCGCTTTTAACAGCATCTATAACTTTTGGCAAATCTGCATATTTATTTTTAAAGAAAGGGTTGTTTTCGTTCTTAACTGCAAAAGTAATAGCAGATTGCGCTTTTAATAAAGCTGGTGCAAGCTTTGAAATTGATTCAGATGTTTTCATGATCTCTCCTTTTTCTCTATTTCTTCTTTGATTTCATCCACCATGCATTGCAATCGATATATTTTACTTTGACACGATCTCTCTAATTGATCTAACCAATAGTGAAGTTCCTGAATTTTAGGGGATAATTCATTATTACTCATGATTTTTCCTTATTGGATTAAGTACAAATAATTGAGATGTTACTGCAAGTCTTTTTAAAGCTTCTTGCATCTTCTCTGGCGTCATGTTGGAAGGTTTCATTCCCATGCTTGGCTTCCAGTATGTTACACGCTCTTTATAGTAATCCGGTGGATTATTTGAGCATATCTCGTTAAATGATCCTAAACTAATTTGTCTTTCCATTTCCATTCTCCTTTTTTGCCCCTTTTATTTTTATCCAAGTATTTTTTCCGTTTCTTTTAAGTAGATTTTGTCTGCGCAAGAGATCTAAAGCAGATGCAATTCCAGCCTTTTTACGAATAACTTTGAACATGCGGAAGAGACCAATTTATTTAAGTCGAAGAGATTTGATGCTCTAGCATCACCAAAACCTAAAGTATTTTTTCCATATTTTATGCAGTTTGGAAGATCATTAGTATTTTTTAAATCAAACATTTTAGCCATTCTGTTTCTCCTTTATTGTTAGTAACAATTATACAATACTATAAAATTAATTGAATGTCAATACGTTTGCATGATCAAATCTTTTCTCTAAGTATTCTTTTCTTGAAATTAATATATTAGCTATATTTTCACGATCATAGGTTTCTGGATATAAGTTATAGACTAAGCATTGTATATCATTGTTAGAAATATTTTTAATACAATGTAAGGCATTAGAAATATCTTCATCAGTTATATGTCCGAAGATTTTTATAAGTTTATCTTGATGAATTTCTGGGGATGGAGCTTGATTACGTTCGTTACGAAAAAAGTCTATTTCTAATACTTCTTTGTTAAAGTGATCTTTAAATAAAGAATAATCTCCGCCATATCCTTGATTTAGAGCTGTTCCGAAATCTATTCTAAACGCTTCTGTAGATTTAGATTCTGTTAGATGTGTACCTACATTACATCCAATAGCATCCCAATCGGCTAACCATGCTGATGTTATAAACATTTCTGTTAATCCAATTAGTTTGAATGGTTGTATACTTGGTTGATTGTCTAATGCAATAAAAGAGCTATCAATTAAAGAGGCTACTCCTATCCCATATTTATAATATAAATCATCTTTTTTATTACCATTTAAAACTAAATGATTATTGGGCACAGGAATGCCAGCTAATTTAAATAAATAAGTAGCTAAGATTTCTACGCTATTTTTTAATTTGCTATCCCCACCATCAGAAAATTTTAAATAATATAATTCTCCAGTAGGATTATAGCTATAATAACCTCCATTGTGTGTTGCAGATATAGAGGATTTTATAGATATTTCAGTAAATTGAGTAAAGAATAAGGGTTTAGGAAGAAAAAGAGATTGAGAGCAGGAAAACATAGAATTACACCCCATGCTTATCTTCATAACGTTCTATTCCATCCATATCTGGACAATTTTCTAATCTCCAAGCCTTTTGCAATTCTATATCTTCTGTAGTCATTGGCATAGACACTTTTTTTAAGATGTCTTGCCATTCCTCTTCATGAATGTTATTATATTTAAGCATCATATTTTCCTCCTTTGCGTTTATATGATCGATGATGTTAGAGGGCTGCGGTTAACAGCCCTCTTTTTATTTAGTCGTTAGGCCATCTTGTTACCTATTGAGGTATAATATGCGTGTAAATATTTCATTCTTGTTCCTTTAGCAATTCCAAACCATAATCTATAATCTTTATATACATGGCAACATCAGCAGTAGCAGCATAAGCAGCATCAGCAGCAGCTTTAGCAGCAGCAGCAGCAGTTTTAGTATTTAAATATTCTTTAGCAGCTTTGATAGTTTTGCGTGGTCTCAAATCATCGAAAATATGTAATACAGATTCAGCGGCATATATAACGTATCTAACGCAATTATCTTTTGTTAGTAGTCTTGTTACTAACCAATTTAGATAAAAGTATTTATAAGCATCTTTTAAATCCTTAACTAAGATATCAAACTCAATTGTTCCATCTTTATACCTCTTATTAAACCAATCTATACCATCTTTACAAGCATCCCAATCTGTAAGCATTTGTAGTGTTATTTGCATTTACTCTCCTCTTCTCTTTTTATTTAGTCGTTTATGGTCTTTTTATCTAAGTTACGTAACGCTAACCTGATAGCAAGTTCATAAGTATGCAAATAGTCAGCAGATAATTCTTTTTTAGCTATATTTTGTGCTAGTATAATCCTTTTATATATCTCAAATATCTTTATTAATTCATCTGATTTAGTACTAGCTAATGCAAGTTTTATAACTGCTTCGCAAGTCTTAATCTTTCTTAATAAATCCCCCTTCATTTCATTGGATAAGTTCATTTTACCTATGTTATCCATATATAAAGCAGTTTGTGCCGCTTGATAAATAGTAAAACTATCTATTAAGCTGTTAATTTGTGTTGCTGTGCTTTTCATAAAATTCTCCTTTAGTTTTTACCATTAAGTTTTATTGATCTAGAGACTAACCACTTGTTATATTCTTCACGAGTCTTAAATATTAATTTATATAATTCTGTAGTAGCTCTGTAATAGTAAATTATGTTTTCCATGTTAATTCTCCTTTATTAATTATTTATTTCTCATCCTACAATGTAATTATAGCTCACTATAATATAATGTCAAGTGTTTTATGAAAATATATTTAGATAAGCTTAGATAGACTAGAAGGATAGATGGATATTAAGAAAGCGTTAATGTTGCTTGATTGATATTTGGGTAAATTCTGTTTCAGCATAAACTTTTTCTACGGTAAGTTTATAAACTATCCTGTCATCAAAAATACAAACTTTTTTTATGCCATCCAGGATTTGTTTAGCAAGATTATCTGCATCTGGGACTTTATCCATTTTAGGTAAATAGGTCATGTTTTTAAGTTTAATCGGCAACTTAAAACCAATGGTTAAATAAACTTCGCAGGGGCGTGTTATTATATTCAATTGATTCCTACGCATATAGTTACGAGCTAATAGCTGAATACTTGTTTCTTCATCTTTATTAACACTATAAACATGTCCTTTGCTAAATTTGGGTGCTTTCTTAGGTTTTACAGTAAAAGGTAAAATTAAATTAATATAGCAACCTGGGATCTCATAAGTAATGCTCATATTTCTTACCTATAGTTTTAGCATTCATACCCATTGTATAAGTAACCTGTGAAGCTATATCTAGAAATAAATCTGCACATAAAATACCTTTACGTAATCTATAAAGTTGACTAGCAATAGTATTTTTAACGTATGGTAATATTTTATATAGATGTCGTGGTAGAACATTGTGCTGCTTGAGTTTGGCGGCGAATTGTTTCTGTGTAATATCAGCATCAATTTTACTTATTTCTGAATATGATCTTATTAAACCTTTAATTAAATTGGTTAATAAAATTTTAGTTGGAGTACGAAATCCTAGCTTACATTGACAAATATAGTTACTAGTATATTTAGAATAAAAAGCTGCATCGCCGGCAGTTAGAGAATAAGTTTTTAGAATTTCAATTAGCGTTTCTCGATTTTGATCGTTTCTCATGGGTTGGAATTATAGGCAACTATGATTAGTATGTCAAGAAGTATCTATGAATATACAGTGAAAATAGGATTTGCACAAACTTGACGCTTTAGTAAGATCAAACAACATTAAAGAGCTGTTGCTATTCTTGACCCGCACCCATCATTTATAAAATTGCGCCCTTGGAGGTAGCAATTTGCACCCTTGAAAGTAGCGCATTACATTATTTAATATTGATTTAAGAAAATTTTAATATATAATATGGTTCTTTGGTAATAGCGGATAAAATATATAATGATTTATAGCAAATTCCTGACAATAACGATTCTTTAGCCATCCTGGCTAACGCTATTACCACGTTATTGTTGGGGTTTGCTATATTAAGGATATATGTTTATACATGGCTAGGCGTAAGTCGATAAACAAATTAGGATATAGGTTTACTTCTATTCCTACGCATATCTTAGTAGGGAGCAAAGAATATTCTATACTTACAGGCAATCAAGTTAAGCTTTTACTTGATCTTTTTGCACAATACAATGGTTTTAATAACGGTGATTTTTGTTGTACTTGGTCTTATATGATTAAACGCGGTTGGAAGTCCGAGGATACTCTTTTTAAAACATTAAGAACGCTTGAAGAATCTGGCTTTATTATTAGAACACGTCAGGGAGGACGTAATAAATGTAATTTATATGGTGTTACTTGGTTATCTATAGATGATTGTGATGGTAAATTAGATATTCCTGCTCAACGCGTTGCTTCTCATCTTTGGAAGAAATAACCTCCCCACCCATTCTAAGAGTTGCTATTCTTGGCTTTTACGATAACCTACCCACCTGTTTAAAAATGATTATTTTTGTACTACGGAAACCGTAGTAACGTACTACGGAAACCGTAGTAGTCAGGTAAATATTTTGTTTTCTGTACTACGGAAACCGTAGTAGTCAGGTCATTTTTGATTATTTCTGTACTACGGAAACCGTAGTCCTTTATATATATATACCATATGCCCTTATATTCGGAGCCTTGTTCATGCTATAATGGCTCATGGCTAAGATGAACTGCTTATGTGGAGGAGAACTAAACGCTTTAGGTATTTGTATGCAATGTGGAGCGAAATTAGCGATAGTTAATGCTTCTAGAAACAAAAATTTAATAAATATTAAACACAGAGATTGGCTTAGTAGAACGTTTGGCGCTGAAAGCACAGAAGTTAAGGACTTTGACTATCTTTGTACCTTATCACAACAAAATATCGTAAAATACATTCAGAGCAAGGTTAAAGTAGAGAATAATAGACTTATGTACCAAAATACAGGGTAATTACTTAATCAGATAATCAAGGTAAAGAGATAATACCATAGGCAGTATGATTCTATAGGGTAAGGTGTAAAAGTCAAATGTAGATGATTTGAAGAGGTTGTGAAATTAATTAAGTTTAATACTATCTGCTAATTCTGCTAATTCTGCTAATTCTGCTAATTTCCAATGATGGATTAGCAGAATTAGCAATAGCATAGATGCTCAAGATATAGCTATTCTAGATCTAGTCTATTTCTTTGCTTTTATTTTTGCATTTCTTTCAGCAAGTTTTTTCTTTTTTCAACAGCAGAGTTTAAACAACCCTCACATGACTGCTGCAATAGCCCAACGCCTGGTATAAGCATACCTATTAACCGTTTAATTCTACAAAACGGACACATTATATTTAACTTTTTACCCTTGATATTTTTAGTAAGCCTATTGTAATCAAGCTTACTATATTTTCGTACCTCGTTAAAATCACACAACTCTTTTTCGGTTATGTCTTTATTCTTTAATCCTAGTTTTATATTTTTTGACTCTTCATAACTTGGTATATTATCTTTCATCAAAACTCCTCTTAATCATTTCTTTGGTTTCTCTATAAAATTTTCTTTATTTTATCCAAAATACCTTTGCTCTCTAGTTCTGAAATTTTACACAAACATTCCGTGATCTTTACAATATTGTTAGTTATCTCTGCAAATTTTTTGTCATCAATAGTGGCATTAAATTTATCTATCCCATCTTTCAATCTGCCTACATAATCTTTAACGTCTCCAACATGACGTTTGATATCTTTTTTAAGCTCCTCGCTTTTGTCTTTCAAGCTTTTTAAATTATTACCCCATTGCACAGATAATTCATTTAAAGCATCAGTTTGTTCTTTTATCACGCTTTCTAAATCACTCATAATCTCCCCTTTAAGTAATTGATTAAATCTGTTTTTATCTCCACCACCAGTTATACTTTTCATCCACCATTCCACGGGGAATCCTCTCTTTTCCGCCAAATCTTGTGTTTGACAATTTTTTATCCAGTCTAATTCTGCTAAATTATTCATAACCTCAATACCCAAAACTTATTATTAAGGCAATTATTAAATATATAATTAATGAAGACATACTTACTTTTCCCTCATTTCCAATTTAATCATTTCTTTGGTTTCTCTATCCCATTCTTTGATTTTTTCAGCATATTCTTTCTTGATCTCTCTTTGCTTAAACCAGCTAAGCAAGCAGCATACTCCGATCCAAAATACTATTAACAGTATAACTTCAATCATGAAATCCTCCTCTTTGTTTACGATATAAGTATAGAGTCATGGATATTATATGTCAAGTGTTTTATTAAGTTTTGATTTTACTCATTTTAACATTGATAGAATCGCATAGTTGATTTTGATGTGTTTAAGAAATAACAAAAAATAAGCATGTTATGAGAATATGTCGATTAGATAAACATATTGCCATCCATTTAAAAAAGCCGTTGTTTGATCTTACTAAAACATAAAGGTATTATATTGGCTATGTATTGATAAGGAGAAATGAAATGCCTCTTAAGAAAGGTTCTGGGAAAAAGACAATCAGCTCTAACATCAAAGAATTAGTCAAAACTTATGAAAAGAAAGGTAAGATAGGAACTAGTACTCCGAAAAGTAAGAAAGCTGCTATCAAGCAAAGTGTCGCAATAGCTTATTCTAAAGCTGGTAAGTCTAAAAAGAAGAAAAAATGATAGTAATATCTTATGATAGAATAAATGATATAGATGATGTAGAAGTAAGTATGCCTAAAAATACTAAGGATTATATGGTTAAGATAAAATTAAAAAAAGGTAACATACCTGATAAAAAGTTCAATAAGAAAGAACTTACTAAAGGTACTAAACTGGAAAAAGAACATACTAACGATAAAAAGATAGCTAAACAGATTGCTAAAGCTCATCTATCAGAGTCTCCAGAGTATTACAAAGAGCTTAGCAAGATGGAAAAGAAGATGAAGAGGAAGCGTAAGAAGAAATAATGGAAGAAGGGAAGAAAAAGTGTGAGTATTATTATTCCCAGGCATATATAGATGCTATTAATAGTGCCAAAATATTAAAGAGTATATCGATAGCTGAGATAATTATAACATGCCCTATGTGTAAAAGTAGAAGACTTATAGGTAAGGCGTTACAAGGAATTGGTTTATTACAACAACCATGTAAGAGTTGTGCGAATAAGATGAGTAAAACTAGACAGGATCAAATAGCTGATGCCAAAATCAAAAAAGAAAGTACCAACAAAAAATGATGCTGTAAAAAAAGAACGGATATGACGAAAAGCCCTTTGTAGCATGGGTTGGTCAACGCATCTCCCAAGGCTAAAAGTAAGAAATCCAAGTAGTTACTGTTTCCATTGACATCCATTCTTTATGATGCTATGCTATTATCAACAGCAGCATTCGGCTTATATAATATTTTTTAAGTTTAATTGTATAGGTGGTGATAAGCTCCAAAACACGGAAGAATGCTGCTTTTATATGAAGAGGTACAAATGTTTAAAAAACTATTCGGTTTTAATTTAATGGGTGGATCTGCTATTGGTGACTCTACTGATAGTCATAGTCTTATCTATCAATGTGAGGGGGATGTATCTGGTATCTCTGCGATAGTAAATATGAAAGAAGATAAAGAAGGTAAATACTGTTTATATATACCTGAATTACAGAAAGCGTATCAATTAGGTATTATGCATGGCAAAATTATCGAATTTTCGGATACTTTTAATTTGAGCTATCTTGACAAATTAGAGATTATTTTTGAGGGATGTGGGAGCTCATTAAACACAAAATATGGTTTAACAAATGTTTGGGTAAAACCAAATGATATCAGCAATAAATTACTTATTGGCACATATTGTATTGAATGGAAATTTGTCATAGATCCTACAAACACAAAATTTAAAACTTTATTACTTTATCTAGAAAATACTATAACAAAGATCAGGAAAGAAATAACAACTAAAGAAGCAGAGCAGGCTATCAAGAAAGAGAGGGAAGAGGAAGCTTTAATAAAACTGATGGAGGAGGCTATCAAATGAATTGGGATCAACTAGAGGAACAAGATAAGGGGAAGAATATGAAATATGACAATAATAACGATGATATATCACTTGGTTTTATAATTAAACTGATAATAGCATGTATAATAGCATGTATATTAGTAGTAGGAATGGTTTGGGGAACAGCTGCTGGAGTAAGAGTCTATAGTGTTTGGTCTCAAGGTAAAGAAGGACAGGCAGAATTAGCTAAAGCAGATTGGAATAGACAAATAGCAGTAAGGGAAGCTAAAGCAAAAGAAGAGTCTGCTGTATTACTTGCTCGTGCAGAAGTGGAAAGAGCCAAAGGTGTTGCGCAAGCTAATAAGATCATTGGGGATAGTTTAAAGGGTAATGAATCATACTTGCGCTATCTATGGATACAAAACTTGCACGAAGGCAATAATAGTACAATATATGTACCTACAGAAGCTAATCTACCTATCTTGGAAGCTAACAGGTTTAAAGATAAAGTAGAAGTAAAGGTTATTAAATAAGAGGTGAATTATATGGCTGAGATGATGACGTGTCCAGTATGTAAGGGCAGCAAGGTTAGAATGGGTGATGGTTACGTAGAGCATGAGTGCGAGTACTGCAAGGGTAAGGGTATAGTTGAGAAGGAAGAAGTAAAAGAAACACCTTTAGTACATATAGCGCATACTTCCAAGTTTACTGATGAATTAGCAGTAGCCGAAGATAAGAAACCAATCAAAATGTCCGATATGATTAATACGGCAAATAAGAAAGGGCGTCCTAAGAAGAATGGCTAAGAAAGAGCAAGCTCTAACATTAAGACAAAAAATATTTTGTGAAGAATATCTAGCAAATGGAAGAGTCGGTACGGCAGCAGCAAAAGCAGCTGGTTATTCATTGAGAAGTGCAAATACTCAAGCATCAAACTTATTAACATTCGATCATATTAAAAATTATATAGCAGAAAAAGAAAAAGACTTCGTCAAAACAACCCATATAGATTATGCATATAAAATCAGAAAGCTTGCTAATGTAGTACAAACATATTTACCACAAGATAATACTCCTATCGATTCAGATCCTATAAAAGCTAGGATTGTTTTAGAGTATATTAAGGTTGCTATAGCTGCGATTCAGGAGATGAATCGCATGCAGGGCGATTATGCGGCAGAAAAAAGAGTTAATGCAAATTTCAATCTAGATGCTGATATGGAAAAGTTAAAACAGGTAATGGATGATCTATTGGCTAAATATAGGAGAGAGTATTAATGATAATTAACTGCATTAAAGATTTTTTATATTTTGCTCATATGCATACAGGAATATTTGGTCCATTAGTTATTTGTCTTATGGTAGGCGGATCTATATTAATGGCGTTTAGTGGCAATTTAATAGGCAAAATAGGTTTGTCTATGCTATTAGCAGGATTTATATTTATAACTTGCATGCTATTTTATTAAGAAGAATATTGATGGAAGAAAATAAACTATTTAAATCTTTAGAAGAAATTAAAGATTTTATGAAAGATTTTAAATCAAAACCTCTGCTTGAGGAATTGATTAATTTATCAGCGGAAGAAATTAATGCATATTTTGATTCTCTTTCTGATAAAGAAAAAACTATTTATACGCTGATTAATGATGTTCTTAATATGGACTCAGACTATGAATTTAAACAAGGAAAAATATGTTTTCCTAACTGTGAAACATATAAAGCTAGGGTTTATCTTACAAAAATATTGCATGAACAAGCAGCTAAAACGACAGTCAAAAAGTTTTCAGACTTTGAAAATGGTGAAACTGGTAATATTATTTTTGATTTGCCATCTCAATATAGGAGTATTTATGAAAAAAGATAAACCCTCTAATTATTTAAAAGGAGTTGTAAAAAAGGATCGCTTAACAAAATTTCTTAATCTGGGAAATCCTTGGGGCAACGTTAATTCAGTGGTAGAAAGAATAGCTCTTTCAGCTAATAGATATTTATTTAATGTTTTAACAGATGATGGCTTTACTTGTATTTTTAAAAAAAAAGAGGAATTAAACCCATCCGATTCAGTCCAAGAGCTAACTAAGTTTTTTCCTGTTGATCTTAAAAAATTAGCTGATTGCCGAACACCACTTATACCAATATTTAAAAAATATATAGAATGTTTTATTTCTGAAATATATTCTGAATTAAATTTAACACCTAAAAAGAATAATTCTACTAGTCCTATTGTTTTTGTTAAATGGCGAGGGCATGATTTAGGTCAAAATATCTGTATAGATACAAATACTTTTAGGGTTTCATATGATTGCGAGACATATTCTAAAGGCATATTATTATTTGAAATATCTTTCTTAAAAAACAAATGAATAACTTTCTACCAAAAGAAACAAAGGATAAATTAAATAGGAAAGCTCAGCTTCTAGGGTCGTTGTTACTATTTACTCAGACGTTTTATAATCTATTAACAGGTAGAGAATTTAGAATAAGTTGTCCTGACGGAAGAGAATCCCATTTCTATGTTATCTGTCGAGCTTTGGTAAAGGTAATTGAGGGAGATGTTAAAAGACTTATAATCAATATACCACCAAGATATGGTAAAACAAGTTTACTAATTCACTTTGTGGCTTGGGCTATAGCTAGATTTCCAGATAGCAATTTTCTCTATGTTTCCTATTCCCATTCTTTAGCTAAGAAACAAACCCAAAATATAAGAGATATTATTAATTCCCCTTATTATAGAAAAATAATAGGCCATATCGTTAGCGATAATAGCTCCGCCAAAGATGATTTCGAGCTAGATAAAGGTGGTAGTGTATATGCTGCCGGTGCTGGTGGCACTATCACTGGCAGGGGGGCTGGAGTTATGGGATGTAATAGATTTGGAGGCGCTGTAGTTATAGATGATATCCATAAACCTGATGAGGTAACAAGCGATACAATGCGTAATGGTATTATAGATTGGTACTACAATACTATGCAGTCAAGGTTAAACAATGGTAATGATACTCCTATAATCTTTATAGGGCAGAGATTACATGAAGATGATTTACCATCTAATTTAATTAAAAAGGGTGGATGGGAAGTATTGAGCATACCAGCTTTGGATGAGCATAATAATGCTCTATACCCAGAATTACATTCGACTGAAGACTTACTTAAGATGAAAGAGCAAGAGCCTTATGTATTTGCATCTCAATATCAGCAGAACCCGCAGCCAGCAGGTGGTGGTATTATTAAACCAGAATGGTTTGTATTAACAGATGAAGAACCTAAAGTATTGGTTACATTTATTACTTCAGATACAGCAGAAACAGATAAGACATATAACGATGCTACAGTATTTAGTTTTTTTGGAATATATAAAATTAATATAGCTGGATCTGATATTGAGAAATATGGATTGCATTGGATTGACTGTGTAGAATTAAGGGTAGAACCTAAAGATCTGCTTTCTGAGTTTATGAGCTTTTATAGCGGATGTTTAAGGTATCCTGTTAAGCCTAGACTAACAGCTATTGAGAAGAAATCTACAGGAGTAACTCTTGTATCTATATTAAAGAATACTCAAGGGTTGGAAGTATTAGAGATAGAACGATCAACTAATAAAACAGCAAGATTCTTAGCTATGCAACCTTATATAGCATCCAAATTAGTCTCGTTACCAAGATATGGCAAACATACTCAAATGTGTTTAGAGCATATGCGTAAGATCACAGCTAATAATTCGCATAGATTTGATGATATAGCCGACACTCTCGCAGATGGCATAGATTTAGCTTTAATAAGCAAAATGATCCCTAATAGGTTTATAAGCAGCGCTAACACAGAAGCTGATGCTATAGTTAAGAGATTGGCTAATAACTTTAATAAAGTTCAGAGAATGCAAGAAAACAGGAGGTGGTAATGTTTAATGGCATTTTAGATTTTGATGATAGAACAACCTATAAGCTTCAAGTAAATGATATATTTGAATTAGAAAAAGGGCATCGTGTTTATATTGACAATTTCCCAGCAGCCTTTTTATATGATAATGACGAATTTATTGTGGATTATACGTTAATGCAAGGGGAACTTGAAATCGGAACGATAAAGAATGGATTTGATAGCAGTTTTTTAATTGGCAAATATATTGTTACTAAAACCCCATTTGATGGTGGAGGACCCAATTTTGATGGAGATTACCCAGATGGACATCATGTATATGCTAAAAAGTTAATTAAAAAAAGGCCTCCTGGAGTACATAGTTTTTCAAATAATGATAAAACGATTATTTCTAATTTAGAAATTAATTTTTATCAATCGGGATGCTTTACTTGCATGATAGAAGATATTGTTCCAATTAAAAAAGATATTCAAATCGAAGAACTTGTTACTCCAGGTTTTTATATAAATTTCTTAACGCCAATAAGAAAATAGGAGATGGTGAAGTGGAAATAAATCATCATACTTTTGATCATTTACAACATAGAATAGTTTGGTATCGGGATGATTATGGTAATGAGTGGAAGAAAGAACCTGGCAAACCACCAGAACTGATTGAGAGGTATATAAAATATTCATGGTGGAATCGTCTGTTAATGCTTTTCAAGAGAATAAATAACTTATCCACAGGTTATCCACAGACTTACCAACATATTATCCACAACTGATTGCTTAATCTAATTTTTACTTCTATACTTTTGTCTATTTATAACCATAAATGGATAAACTTATGCCTGAAGTAGCCCAAAAGTATCAAGATAATCTGAAAAAGATCAAAGATAATATAGAATATGCTTATCAATATTTCTTGCCTAACTGTGAGCGTTGGCATGAATACATGAAGTTTGTGTTCTTATCATCCTTATCTGATGATGATATTTCGATGCTTAAGACTCTCAAGAAACCTCAATTAGAGTTTAATATCTTAGAAGCTTATGTATCAAGGCTTAGAGGGGAATTCTCGAAGCAAGAACCGTCTATAGAAGTTATGGCTGATTACGGAGAGAATGTTGATCCTATGACTATACAGGTAGTCGAGGGAATCATTAGACATATTTTGTGGGAAGGCAATAAGAATGGTTGTGAATATAGAGTATATAGTGATTTATTAGCTGGTGGATTTAGTGTCTATAAGGTTTGGACTGACTATATACATCCTATGTCATTTGATCAAGTTATCTATGCTGATAGAGTATTTGATCCAACGTTATGTGGTTTTGATCCTATAGCAAGACAGCCCAGTAAATCAGACGGAAGATTTTGTTTTGAGATGTATCCTAAGACTAAGGATGAGTTCGTCCGCGAATATCCAGATGTAGATTTAAGCTCAGTTACCTTTAGACGTGATGTGGAAGGTTTTAATTGGTCATATAAGACCCAGAAAGAAGACATCCTATTAATAGTTGATTATTACGAGAAGAAAAAGAGAAAGAAAAGGATTGTTAAGCTAGCTGATGGTAAGACCATGACTACGGATGAATATAAAGAGTTCCTAGATAAATGGACAATGGAAGGAAGAATAGAGCAGCCCCCGGCAGTTGTTGGCAACCCTAGAACTACTGAAATAGAAGTCATATGTCGTTATAGACTTATAGAAAATCAGGTTATCGAATATATAGAGACTGATTATAAATATCTACCATTAGTATTTATAGATGGTAATTCAGCTTGGATTAAAGATACTCCTAATGGCGCTCTACAACAACATACAAGGCCTTATGTTTATAATGCTAAGGGTACACAAAAGCTAAAGAATTTTGCAGGCCAAACGCTCGCTAATGAGCTTGAAAATATGGTTATGCATAAGTTTAAGGTACCAAAAGAAGGTATACCTACCGGCTATGAAGATGCTTACACTAATATACAACAAGCTAATACATTAGTTTATAATGCATTTAAGGATAATGATCCTAATGTTCCGCTTCCTCCTCCTCAGGAGATAGCTAGAGTACCAGCTCCCCCAGAAGTTACTAATACTTTTGCTATGGCAGATCAAATAACCCAAAGTATATTAGGTTCATATGATGCTGCTTTAGGTATTAACAACAATCAATTAAGTGGAATTGCTATTGTAGAAGGCGCTACGCAGTCTAATGCCGCAGCAATGCCGTATGTAGTGGGATTTATGCAAGGATTAAATCAAGTAGGACAGATTATTATGGATTTAATCCCTAAATATTACATTACACCTAGGACGGTACCAGTTGCTACTAGAGAAGGACAAAAAGGTTACGTAGTTGTTAATAAAGAAGGTGAGCCCTCTTTAGAATATGATAGCAATGCTTTACATGTTAAAGTAGAGGCTGGTGTAAGTTTTGCTATCCAGAAATCTAGAGCACTCCAGCAGATAGTAGCTCTTATGCAAGCCTCTCCTATATTTGGTCAATTTATGAATCAAGATGGATTGGAGGTGCTTGTAGATAATTTAGAGATACGTGGAGTAGATCAACTTAAGAGCATGGCTAAAGGCTTTATGGATAAAATGAAGAAACAACAGCAGATGCAACAACAAATGGCTATGCAACAGCAACAGAATAATCCTCAAGTAATGCGCATGCAGCTAGAGAAAGCTAAGTTAGCTCAGAATGCACAACAAGCACAGATAGAGAATCAATTAAAAGCAGCAGAATTAGCTAATGATAAAGAAACTAATGATACAGATAGGCTGAGAATATTAGCTACTTTGGAAAATGATCAACAGCAACGCCTTATTCAGAAAGAAGAGATTCAAACAAGAAAGACGGCGCAAGCTGTTGATCTAGCTGTTAAGGCCGCGGATATGAGCCATAGACATGTTAAAGATGTGGTCGAGTTGCATCATAAATTAAAAGAGCCAAAGCGTAAAAATAAAGAGCAAGAACCAGAACGTGAATATTGGGAAAATTAAATACTAAAATCGGCAACCAGCGTAAATAGTTTTCTTGTTCTTTCTATAAGTTTGAGTTTTCTTTCACGAGAAAGAATATTGTTATCAAAAATATAATTGTTATCTATAAAGTTATTTAGAGATGGTGTTAGTGTTGCCGTTAATTTTAAAATCTCTAAGTATTCTTTATTAGGCATTAATTCATCATAGACAACTTTCTCTACTTTCTCTAATTCTGCTTTAAAAGTTCCTTCTTCGATGTTGATTGGTTCTTTAAGAGTTTTTTCTATCTTTTCTAATATTTCAGCACAAATAGCTTTATTGTCATTCATAATTCCAAATATAGCACACAGGAACGAAACCTTACTAAAAAAACTATAAGTTTTATTCCTTATTGCGAGTGCATTACTGAATGGGAAAAATCTCGTAAATTTTTCCCCATATTTTTCCTTGATACCAATAAATATATCTGTGGATAAGTTGTGGATAACTATTGACTTATTATTTAATATTGCTAATATTGGATATATTAAGAGTGTATTTATTCCTAAACAGATAAATACTAATATTTATGCAATTATGCGGCCAAAATAATCACAGCCCAGTGTCTTGGGTCATTTACCGTGACGGGGAAATAGTCAAAGAGGTTTAAAATGACTGATGAGGTTAATGTATTGGAATCTGAAGTAAAGAATCCAGAAGTACAAGAAAAGGTTAATGAAACTGTTAGCCCGGTAACTCCAGCTCCTGAAAAAAGCATACAACAAGAGGCAAGACCTGAAAAGCTTTATACTAGAGACGAAGTTGCTAAGATAACAAATGCAGAGAAAAACAAGGCCTTGGAAAAGGCTAAGAGAGAATTTGAAGCGGCGACTGCACTTAAGAATCAATCTTATTCGCAACCGCAAGATAACTTTGGACAAGACAGTTCTAAGCTTACATCTGAGCAGATAAAACAAGTACATCAAGAAATTGAGAATAAAGCTCATAGACAAGCACAAGAAATGTTTCATCAGAAATCGATATCTGAGTTCCAAGGTAAGATTGCGGAAGCTAAAAATAAATATACTGATTTTGACGATGTAGTTACCAATTTAGGCTTCGATAAGATGCCTGAAGATACTTTAAAGTCTATGGTTAGTTTGCTAAATGTAGCTGATAATGGAGGCGATGTTCTTTATGACGTTGCTAAAAATCCTACAAAGTATGCAGGCATAATCAATCTTGTTGCCATTAATCCTAATCTTGCAATAGCTGAGATTCAACGGTTATCAAAGTCTATAAAGGACAATGCTACTGCTACTAAGAGTCCAGTCCCTAATTCCCCATTAAGCCAAGTTAAACCATCTAATACTGGTGCGGATAATGGCTCAATGACTGTTAGTGACCTTCGTAAACAACCTTGGTTGCGCGGATAACATAAAAGTAAAGCCATTATCTTTAAATAAACAAATTTATTTGGAGATTTTAATATGGGTTTACCTACCAACGTGCTACAAACGGTACAAACGTACCAACGTAGTGAACTTGCTTATCTAACAAACCTTTTTGCGTTTATTGGTACAGCAAACAAAAAGTTTAAAGACTTTGAAAATTTAGAGGCTAACTTAGGTGATACTGTTACCTTTGATTTGCCACCTCGTTATACTACAACTAATAGTTTAGTTGCTACTTTCCAAGAATCACAACAAAGAGTGCAATCGTTGACGGTTGATAAAGCGGTAAATACTGCTTATGCGTTCAGCGCTCAACAGTTTGTATTTAATGTTCGTGACTATATGGAAAGATTTGGTAAGTCAGCTGTATATGAAATAGGCTCACAAGTCGAATCAGATATAGCATCTACTATTGTTGACAATACTTATCGTTTCTATGGTGATGGTGTTACAGCTATTAATTCTTATGGTCAGTTAGCAACTGCTTTATCATATTTTCGTAACTATGGTGCTGCTAAAGATACTGTTCGTGGTTATCTATCAGATATCGCTGTACCTGCTATTGTTAATAGTGGTTTAAGTCAATTTGTTATGGATCGTAACGAAACCATAGCTAATTCATGGGAATTGGGTAAATTTAGTAATTGTGAATGGTATCAATCTAACTTCTTACCATTACATACTTCAGGTACTGTTGGTAACGGTTCTACTGCAGCTATTCAAACATTAACTGTAGTTTCAACCAATGATCCAACTGGTGCAAATATTACTCAGATCACTTGTACTTGTGATGGTACTTTATCTGGTAGTGCTGATGCTATTAAAGCTAATGACGTTGGATATTTTACAGATCAAGCAACTGCTGCTTTAAATGTAAGATATTTAACCTTTATTGGTCATAAAGTATCTGCTAATTCAGTACAAGTACGTGCGACTGCCGATGCTGGTGCTTCTGGTACAACTGTTGTGCTTTCTGTTTCTCCAGCTTTAGTTGCTGTAGCAAATGCAAATCAAAACATTGACAAGAACATCATAGCTGGTATGAAGATCAAAATGATGCCAACCCACCGCGCTGGTTTACTAGTTAGTGGTAATGCATTGTACTTGGCTATGCCAAGATTACCAGAAGAAATTCCATTCCCAACTGCTAATGAAAGTGATGTTGATAGTGGTGTTTCTATGCGTATGTACTACGGATCATTATTTGGTCAAAACCAAAGAGGATTTGTACATGACATTATTTGGGGTAAGACATTAGTACCTGAATATTCCATGCGTATTTTATTCCCAGCAACTGTTTAAGAGGAGATATATATGAGTAAAGAACAAATAGTAAATTTACCATTTTCTTATGTTAATGGTTTAGCGGTCTCTTGGGTTTCTAATACTACTTTATCTGTAGCATTAGGCCAATGCCGTGATTCCACTAATGTATTTGATATGGTTCTTAGTGCAGCCAAAACTATTAATGCCGCAGTTAATGGCGTTAATGGTTTAGATACAGGTGCTTTTGCTGCTAGCAGTACTTATGCTGTATATGTAATTGCGGATTCAGCTGGTTTTAATGCCGCTGGAACCTTGATTTCATTATCTGCAACTGCTCCAGTATTGCCATCTGGCTATGACATTTTCAAACGCGTAGGTTGGGCATTTAGTGATAGTAGTACCCACTTTATTCTAATTACTCAAACTGGTAACGGTTTGGTAAGAGAATATTGGTTCGATACTATGATATCAGTATTGTCTGGCGGTAGTTCTGCTACTTTAGCAGCTGTTGATTTGTCTGCTGCAGTTCCAGCAATTAAGGCGAAAGTGTATTTAAATGCAATTTTCACCCCAAATGCTGCTGCTGATGTAGCGACAATAACTTCAGGTTCTTCAGTTGCAACTACAATTCTAGAATTGACTGGTGTAGTAGCTGCTAAAGCTCAAGCTGCGCAGCTAATCACTTTGTCTACTTTAGTAAGTAGTGTACCGAAGATTCAATATAAAGTTACTGCAAGTGGTGCTTTGACCCTTTATGTAACTGCATTTGAAGACAATCTATAAGGTGAGATATGGCTTATACAGCAAGAGATCTTATAACTAAATCTTATTATCTATCTGGTATAGTTGCTCGAAATTTACAAACAGTATCTGGAGGGCAATTAAGTGATGGGTTAGATTTGTTAAATGATCTTCTTGCTGTTAAGACCGCTGATCAAAGATTAATTCCTTATTACAGAGAACAGGCTATAACAGCTGTTATAGGACAAGAGAAGTACTTTGTAACGGATTTAATAGCAGTTGAGACATTCACTTTTAATATAGGGTCTGTTAGATATTCAACTACCCCGGCTACTAGAAAGCAATATTTTGGTACTGGAAGAGTTGATACAATTCAATCATTACCCTATAACTGGCATATAGAGCGTAAGTTAGGTGGTGCTGATTTATATATATATTTCTTACCAAATACTGCTTATCCAATGAAGATATGGGGGAAATTTGGATTAACAGCAGTAGCTACTGAGAATGTAGATCTATCTTTAACTTATGATAGATTTTATCGTGTTTATTTAAAATATGCTTTAGCTGAATATATATGCGCTGAGTATAATATTGTATTTCAACCACAATCAGCTCAGAAATTAAAAGAATTAGAAAATGAATTAATTTATATTAGTCCTAATGATTTAACTATTCAGAAATTCTCTACTTTACAATCTGATACTGGTATTAATTATGCTGATGTTAACCTTGGCAGAGGATGGAGGCCAGCTTAATGCAAACATCAGGATCAACGGCTAAACAATTTCCTCTTAATATTGTAGGTTCAAATACCTATGGACGTTATCCTAAGATTTCTGTTGAAGCTACTTATAATATGTTTATATCAGATGGATGGTTAGTAGACTTTGCTGGATATTTAGCTACTGCTGCTTTGCGCAATAGTGGAATTGGTCGTGGTTTATTCAATAGCACAAGAAGCGATAGTATTATTGCTGTAGTAAGTGAATTTGTTTATAGAATAGATTCGGCTTTAAATTCTACGGTTATTGGGAAATTAGATACTTCAGGTGGTGATGTTTATATAGATGAAAACGATGCTAAGCAAATAGCAATATGTGACCAAAAAGATATTTGGATATACGATTATAATGCTCATACTTTTGGGAAGGCTACTATTAGTTTTCTTCCTGGATATTTGACTTTTCAAGATGGATATTTTATTGCTGCTCATGCAGATGAACCAAAATGGGAATTATCTGCACTAAATAACGGTCTTTCTTGGCCGGCGGCTCCAAATAATGTAGGAACGTTCCAAACAAAACCAGACAACGTTGTAGCATGTGTAAGAATTCCAGGGAAAGGCGGTCAGCTTTTTGTGATGGGCAATACTGTTACTGAACATTGGGTAAATGTTGGATATCAAATATTTCCTTATCAAAGGACTAGCTCTTTTAATATAGATTATGGATGTTTAAATCCAGCAACTATTGCATTTGGTGATAATTTTATTATTTGGTTAGGTTCTAACGAAAAATCTGGTCCAGCAATATTATTAAGTAGCGGAACACAAGCTACTCAAATTTCTACTGATGGAATTAATTACAAATTATCATCTCTTGTCCATCCAGATAATTCTTATGGGTTTTTATATAAATTAGATGGGCATTTGTTTTATCAATTAACATTTGCTGCAATAGAAGATAATTTAACCCTGCTTTATGATATAGAAGCCAAAAAGTTTTTTACTCTTACTGATGAAGATATGAATCATCATATAGCAAAAAGATTGGTATTTTTTGATGATGGCTATTATTTCCTCAGTTTTAATGATGGATTTCTTTATCGCATGAGTACTGATTATCTTACCTATAATCTTAAAGAAATACCCAGGGTAAGAGTTTGTAAGAATATAAGATTGCCCGATTCTTCACAATTTATAGTTAACAGTTTACTTTTTACTTTAGAGCAAGGAACTAGTTCTAATGTTCAAAGAATAGATTTATCTATTTCAATAGATGGCGGAGTAAGCTTTGGAACTATAGATGGACAAGAATTAAATGCTTTAGCAATAAGACAAAATAAATTAGTTTGGTGGAATTTAGGATGGGCTAACGATTTTGTGGCTCAATTTAGATTCTGGGGGAAAGGACGCTTTGTAGCAACAGATGGCATAGTGAATATATATCAATGAGTATAAATATACCAAATTTCTTAGATATGCAGATTGTTAATGAACAAGGTTATCTAACCGATGACGCTAAACAGATGTTTAATCAACTTTTTAGCCAATTACAGACAAATTTATCTGCAGAGGGTATATTTTTACCACAGCAAGATGCTACGAATATAACGGTTTTAGATAATATTAAATCTAACAGCGCCATTATTTATAACACCACAACTAATAAGGCGATGGTTAATGAAAATGGTTCTTTTAAAACAATACAAACTTTATAGGGGTATTTTATTATGATGGCAAGTGCGTTAGGTGGAGCTTTAGGGTCTCAAGGAATGAGTGGTAATCTTTTGAGTTCTATTAAGCAAGCTTCTCCAAATATGGGTGGAATTTTCGGTTCTATCATGGGGCAGCTTAATTATAATAGTCCTATGGAAGCAGCTAGTCCGTATTTAGAAAATATTGCTGGAACTATAACACCATATTATCAACCATATATTAATGCTGGTCAAAATGCACTTTCCTCTTTAATGGGACAGTATGGAAGTCTTATAAATGATCCATCTGCCAAGATGAATCAAATGGGATCGCAATACCAAGCCTCTCCTGGATATCAATATAATGTTGACCAAACAACCAAAGCCATGAATCAGGCTGCAGCTGCAGGTGGAATGGTAGGTAGTCCACAAGAACAACAACAATTGGGTCAAGTGGTATCAGGATTAGCCAATCAAGATTATTACAATTATTTAAATCAAGCTATGGGGCTATATAACACAGGGCTTAGTGGAATGGGTAACATTAACCAAATGGGCTATCAAGCATCTAGTGGATTAGCTGAAAACTTGGCTAATTCTTTAATGTCTCAAGCTGGTTTGGCTTATGCTGGAACTACAGCTGAGAATCAAAATACAGGCGGATTCTGGGGTGGAATAGGCGGAATGTTAGGATTTTAAGAGGTTAATATGGCTATACCAGTAATGAATTTTCCAATGTTAAGTTTTGAACAAGCTAATCCTGCTTTAGAGGGTGTTCAACGGGGGGTTAGAATTGTTGGTGATACCTTATCTAATCAAAAAGCGCAGGCAGCACTTCCTTATACTCAACCTATGTTGGAAGAAGCTTTAAGGCAAGCTCAATATCAAACACAGATGGATGCTCCTAAAGCTAAATATGCTGAGAAAATAACATTAGCTGATTTATTAGCTAAACAGGAAGAAGCAAGAAAGACGCAATTAGCTAATCAATATTATCCAGAAGAAACTGAAGCTGATATAGCTTATAAACAAGCTCAAACTAAATATATACCACTTAATGCTTTATTAAATATTGCTGGAAAAATGAATACTTCTAGTAGGTTTGGAGATGCTTATCAATTATCACGTACATTAACTTCTATGCCTGAAGCACAAAGAGCTACATGGATTGCACAAAACCAAAGCGCATATAATGATATGCTTAATACTTTAGGTAATAAAGCTTTGCAACAGGAAGTAAGTCCTATAGAGAAAATTTTAGGAAGCGCTCTTCAACAATATTTTCCTGATATGGCAGCAAATTTACCTCAACAACAGGGACAACAAGTACCATTGCAGGATAGATTAGGGGGTATGCAACCTCAACCACAACAAGCTCCGTCTCCGGTACAAGATCAATTAGCATCATTACAACAACAAGCAACTGGTGGACAACCCACTGGCGCACCTACAATGGCGCAACCAACTGCTGCGCCTAGATTTGCATCTACTAAAGAACAAACAGAGCAATTACAAGCAGCAGGAGAATTAATAGCTAATAAAAAACTTACTGGTACTGCGATGAACGGTAGGGCTGAAGCTGCCGTTGCATTGGAGAAATGGCTTATGGATAACCGTGAAACATATGTTCCACGAATTAATAATGCTCTTGATTATTCTGGAGTTAAAGGAGCAGTACAAAGGAAAAAAGATCAATCATTAGCTGCTATGGGATTAACTCCATCTTCAGGTTACACAGATATGGTATGGGCTACTAATGATTTTAGAACAGCATTGGTAAATCAAATTAAAATGATGGAGAAAATGGGTGCTACTAATGAGCAGCGCGAAGAAATGCATAATTTATTAAGTGCAATTGATAATATTACATTAAATCCAAAATCAGCTAAAGAATTATTTAATAAATCTATGAGAACATTCAGCGATTTATCAGATGCTGTAATAGGTGCTGCTGAGCCTGTAAATAAAGGTGCATATAGGAAAGCATATCAAGTACCTAAATTAGAAGAAAATTATTTAGATATCGGAGAAAAGAAAAAAGCTGCAACAGCCACTCCTCAAGGTATGGTAGAGATCATAGCATCGGATGGTAAACATTGGAATATTCCTCAGGATAAGTTGGATGCAGCTATTAAGCGCGGAGCTAAAAAGGTAGGTTGATATGAATCAAAATGATTTTTCAGATTTAGGCGGAAGCCCTATTGATTATTCAGATTTGGGTGGAACTCCTATTCAAGATCAATCACAACAAGATCAACCACAAGGATTTTTACAATCATTAGCATCCTCAGCCCCAGTAGAATTTACTTTAGGAGCTGGAGATGCTGTACGTAATCAAGCGATACAACTTGCTAATGTATTGAAGAGTTTAAATATACCATCTAATTTAATGTCAGCAAGTAATCCAGCTTTAGCCAATCTAATACCAAAAACTAGAATCCCATTTCAGGAAACAGGTGATAAAGATACATTATCTTATCAATTGGGAAATGTGGCAGGTGATATAGCTGGATATATGGCCGGTGGAGAAACTTTGGGTGCTGGGAGATTAGCTGCAGAAGGATTGCCATATATAGGTAAATTAGCTGCTGCCGCTGGTAAAGGTATTCCTGCTGCGGCCGCAAGAACTTTGGGCGCTGGTGGTTATGGCGCTATGATGAGTCCTGAAGATAGGACTAGCAGTGGATTAGGAAGTGCAGCTACAAATTTGGCATTTGAAACTTTACCGCCAGTATTTAAAGGCATTGCTAAAGCTTCAAAGCTTATAAGACCACAATTAATAGCCGATGAAATTAAACAAACTCTTAGTCCTGCAAGCATTAAATCTGTAAAAGAAGAAGGTAAGAGTTTATATAATAGGGTGTTTAATTCCATTCCTGATAGTTCTATTTATGCTGAACAAGGGCTAGCAAAAAATATCCCATTAGATAAAGTACATGGTATAAAAGGTACAAGTGACAAATATGTAAAATATACTGATATTAATGAAGAACAATTAAAAGATATATATAACTCCAAGCTTAAGAAGGTTCACGATCTTTTTGTAGAAGAACCTACAGCTAAAAATGCTCATTCTTTGCAAAGTCAACTTGCTGAAGAAATAAGAAAATATGGAACAAAAGAAGCTAGACTTGGGGCTTTAGATCAGGCAGATAGAAAGATTAAAGATTCATATGAATTTGCACGCTTTGCTTTGCAAAAAGATATTCGTAATTTCTTAGGAAAAAATAATCCTGAACTTTTAGGTAAATATTCAGAAGCTAATGCTAATTGGGCGAGAAATGTTACTCCTCAACGGCAAGCGGCTGTAACTCTTAGGAAGTTAGGGGGAAATCCTACACCTGAGAAAATTGCTAAAGCATTTGAAAAACAAGAAATAAAAAATGTACCTATTCATCCAAGCCTACAAGGAAAATTAGAAGACATGAAAAGTAAAATAGCCAATAAGGAACTTGCACAGAAAGGCGCTGGATTTGCTTTAGGATATAAAATGTTTCCACGGGGATTGGCTGAAATTGCTGGTGGGCTTACTGGAGCTTCTCTAGCTTCTCCAGTAATGAGATCTTTAAGTGGCAAATTTCCAGATTTAAGTAGTCTTCTTTCAAGTGTTGGAAGAAAAGGCTACGAAGGAACTAGGACAGCAACATTAGCTAATCTTTATAAACTTCTAGGAGGTAATCAATAATGGGTTTGGATTTACACTATATACCAGCAGCTTATTTACAACAATATTTTGTAGATAAAGATACTGCATTACCATTAGCTGGCGGCATTGTAACTTTCTATGAAGATAGCTCTCGTACTACTTTAAAGCCTATGTATCAAATAAGTGGTATTCCACCTAATTATACATATACACCATTAGCTAATCCTATGATATTAAGTAGCGTGGGAACGTTTGAGGATGGCTCTGGCAATGATATTGTCCCGTATTTTTATCCTTATGATTTATTAGGTAATACAGATTTATATTATATTACTGTAGAAAGTGCTGACAGCATATTGCAATTTACTAGAGAAGGACAACCAAATGTTGGAGTCGAAACAACTGCAATGACAGATGTTAAAAATTATATAGAAAATGGACAATTTTATTTACACGATGACATTATAGCCACATCGACAAATGATTATGGAGAAATAACACAAGAAGATACTGATATAGCTCCTGGATTATGGCAATTTAATAGATCAAGTACTTCTACAGCCAGTGATTTTGTAACTTTTGAAGAATTTACTTCTTGGACAACAGACCCTGCTGGAAATCCACAATGGTCAGTAAAACTTAGATGTATTATTCCTGATTTAACAGATATTTTTAAACGCTTAAATTATCGTTTAAATAGTTATAATGTAAATACTTTTTCATCTGATACACAGCAATATACATTTTCTTTTGCTGCACAAAGTAATATTTCAGCAGCGACAGTAACATTTAGCGTTTTTAAAAATTATGGATCAGGAGGATCTGCTGATACTGATGATGTCAAGGCTACATTTGTTATTCTTCCTGGTTATCATATATATACTACTTCTTTTACTTTTAATAATAATAATGGAAAGATTTTAGGAGATGGAAATCATACTTCTCTCCATATAAATTTACCAACGGATAATGTTTTCGATATTAATTTTACTAACTTTTTATTAGCTCAGGGAGATATAACGGTTAATGATTACCCTGTAACTACCAATAATGAGTTTAATTATCGTTCAATGTATGCAAATATGCAGTTTGCAACTGATGGATCAGATTATTATTTACCATTAGTGAAAACTCCGCAAGGACTTATAGTAGATTTGTCAGGAATTGGTGAGATAAAAACTAGTGTTAATCTAGCTACTTATAATGGATGGCAAATTTGTGACGGAACTCAATTAAGAACAGAAGATTATTGGAGCTGTGGAGTTCCTAATAGTAGATTATTTAATATTTTATATGATTCTGCTGCGAGAATTACAAGATATGGAACTGGTAGTTCTTATGTCTCAGCTTATACTGATGCAACAAACTCCGGAAATGCTTTACTTATTACTACTAATGCTGCAGGAACTGTAACTAATACATCAGATGGCGCAATACCTACGGGATTTGATTTCTATGTTGCACATACAGGATCAAGTGGTTATGAAGTAAAAGCTTATACAAGAAGTTCTAATATATTTTATTTAGTAACAGATCAGAATGCAGTATATATAAGTGGACAGGATTGGAAATATGTTCAATATCACGACTATTCCCCAATCCCAATGCCTACTGGATTTACTAAAACAATGTTATATGTTGGTACATATGATACTCCAGCGATTGAGCGTAATACTGTTACAGCTGGAGGAGCTCCATTAGCTGGTACTTATGGTGTTTTTCAAATTATTCCATTGGCTAATAAAACAGATGCTACTGCATGGGGTTATTGGTGGTATACAGTAGATGGCAGTGGTTCTGATCCTGCGCCTTCTGATAGAACTTATTTATATTCAGTTAGAATAAATATAAGATCTACAGATACTGTAAGAATAGTAAACGAAACGACTAGAATGTCTTTAAACGGATGGCATGTTAGCCATATAGAAGCTAAAGCTGGTAGTACAGTTACAGCAGGAAGTTATTTTAATTTTTCTACTTTAACTACTAGTTATTATGTATGGTATAAAGTAGATGGAGTTGGTTCTGATCCAGCTGTAGTTGGTAAAACAGGCATAGAAGTAGATATATTATCTACTGATACAAGTCTAACTGTATCTCAAAAAACTCAAATAGCTATCAATAGCGTATATTATGCTGTTCCAAATTATGAAGGAATGTTTTTACGTGGTTATGATCCAAATTCAACTGTTGATGAAGGATCTGGTATAAGATGGTCGTTAGTTCCAGGGATTTATGGTCCAAGCGCTGGTACTTCACAATTTACTACTAATAAAGTACATCATCATAATATTTGGAAACAAAGTGGTGGCGAAAATACTGGGACTTTGGCTCCAACAGTTGAAGGTATTGACAGTCAATATAACATGATGTTAGAACGCAATTTAGGTGCTGATCATACTGAGCTTCCAGCAGAATTGGATGATTCTTATGAAGCTAGGCCACCAAATACAGTAGTTTACTATTACATTAAATATTAACGGAGAAGAATTATGACAACTAAATTTAATATGACAAGAGATATAAATGGTTATAACGGCTTTGGATTAGCTTTTTCAGATACTAATTATAATACTACATTAGCGGCAGGTGTTGCCCAATCATTAACTATACCATCTGATAGTGCTTATTATTTGGTAGTATTTGCTTTTGAACCAGGCGCCACAATATGGGTAGCGGATAATCAAACTGCCGTGGTTCCTGGAGTATCTTTTGCAGCGACATTTTCGGATTTAAACCCAGCTGCCAGATTAGTAAAAGCAGGAGATGTATTGAGTTTCATCACTTCTGATACAACAGCTGTGATAGGAGTATCTTTATATGCTGTTTAGTAATGCTAGAGGCATGAAAGTACCGTATTTATTTACAGAGGGTGGGGTGTTTGTGCAAACTTCGTTTTCAGGACAGCCTATGCCACCACCAATGTCTGATTTTTTGTTAGATAATGCTGGTTTAGATACATTTTTATTAGACAATTCTGGTGAGCCATTACTAGATAATTAAAGAGGAAAAATATTATGCCAATAGGAATAAAATTTAGCGGATTAGCTACTACAACAGATATCAATAATTTACTTGGTGCTGCTGAAAATGCTGATGGAATAACACCAGGAAATAAGTTTAAATATTCAAGTGATACGGCGCTAGATGGGTCATCAGCCTCTAATGCTGTAGTTCCTACGCAATTAGCTGTAAAGACTTATACTAGTAATGTTCCAAGAGAGACAAATAAAGCATGGGTAGACCAAACTTTAGGAAATGATACTACAGGTATTGTAAGCAAAATGGGTAACCCATTTGCTACCTATAATGGAGCAGCTGCAGCAATAACAACCGCCGCATATAATAATACTTTCTTAGCACATTATACTCCTGGTATTCATACTGAAGCGACAATAGTATTAAAGCCTTATGTTTATATAGGAGCAGATGCTTTATACCCAACTAATATTGATTCAGCAGCAAGTTATATGCTTCCTGATAGTTCTTTTGGAACAGGTAATTCGGAAATGGCTTTGCAAAATGTATATACCGAATCTACTGGTATAAATTTTGATTTAAATGCGTTGGGAGGCGCTTTCTATTGCTTTTTAGATTTAATAAATTGTTATTTCCAAGGGGATATTACTTTTAATGGTAGAGCAGGTTCAAATGATATTTTAACTTTAAAAGCAACCCAAACTTTAAATGATGTAACTATAGATAGTGCTACATTACATGCTTATGGTAGTTCTTTAACTGATCTTACTATAACTTCCACAAATGATGATGCTTCGGCAAATCTACAAGGAACTAATTTTACCACTTTAAGTATCACTGGAACTACAAATTTTGTCGATGTTATATTACGTAATTCCCCAGTTGATTATATAAATATGGATGGTACTTTATGTACTATTGTAAGTGATGAAGCCTCTATTGGGTCAGCTGTCATTAATTATACTAGTGGCGCCACAAGCGCGCAAATACAGATTATTAATAATCAGTCTATCTCAACAAATGATCCTAGTATAACAACTATTACAAATACCCTAAATGGAATAAAGAATTGGAACCATACGGGTTTAATTTCTTGTGGAACATCATGGGATTCTTTATTATCAATAAATACTGATGATACGTTGTTTGATGTAGCGGCTTGTTCTGCACAAGTAATGGATTTAACCAATCCCAGTGCTCCAATCCAAACTTTTATATCTTGGCCTAGTCAAATTGGATTATCCACTCCATATCTTGCTACAGCAGCAGGAACTTGGATTGGATGGAGTAAGTCTACTTCAACTATTGTAACTAGTCCTACCGATTTTACTTTAACACAACTTCATGATGATATTATTAGATTGGGGAGATTATCTCATTTTGGTAATACAGTTATTACCGGAGTTTATCAATTGCCATTATTTTATTATGGCGATTTAGAGTATCTGTGTTTTGGCACTTCTTTTGGCGTTATTAATTTAAGTGGGAACGTCATAACAGCTAATGGCGCAAATTTAAAACTAGATAAAGGACAAGGGGTATCATATCGTGTTGGTGCTTATGTAACTGTTGATGCTAATAATCCTAATTATCCAATTACAGCTAATGTACCAACTTTTACTTTTTTACCAGCATATCAAAGCGCAACAGCAGGTAAAACGACTTTAAGCACAGCTACAACTGATTTAGATCCAGAATATTATGATGATGGAACTGGGACATTACATGCTGTAACTCCTACATATTATACTATTCAAACGACTTTATTTTTCCCAGCCAATGGGACATATACAATGTTTATGCTTTATGGCCAAACTGAATATGCAACCTTTACAGCTGCAAAGATTGCCTTACGGACTTATACGCCAATAATTAATCCAGATTTGGCCGGTGGTAATATCCGTGCAATGATAATTATTCAACAAGGTACAACTGATTTGGCAACTGCTGTTGGTGCTGGTACTGCTTATATTTCTAGTGGTAGTGTATTTGGTACTTTAGGAATTGGCGGTAGCGCTGGCGGTAGTACTGGCGGTAGTGATGTTGCCTCAGTATTTGGTAGAACTGGAAACGTTGTCGCAACTGCAAACGATTATTTAGCTTCACAATTAAATTGGGATTTGACAGGCACTAACATAGTATTTTTCGGTATGGGCGGGAACGACGCTAATAATGGCTTGAGTTGGGAGACGAGAAAGGCCACTCTTTCAGCAGCATACACTTTAGCACAAACAGCGTTTGGAACACCTAGTGCGACTAATAGAGTTGTTTGTTATTGTCAAGATGCTGGATATTATGGTTCAGGCGGTTCTTCATCGATTAATTTTGGTTTAACTCAATGGATAGATATTTATGCTCCAGAAGCTACTTTAGCATATAGTTTATATGATCCTTCTGGAAACCGTTCTATTACTGCTAAAATTATAGGTGCGTCTGATTTAACTAGTCATTCAATTTATTTTAATAACAGTCAAACATGTTATATCAATGCAGAGCAAATTATTGCAAATACTGCATCGTATTTTGGAATATCAATCACCGGCTCAGCTATGCCTACGCTTCATATTGATGTAAAAAATTGTGATTCATTCCGCGATAATAATACTACTGATGTAGCAACGGTTTATGGTAATTTTGATTATATAGGAAATATAATATTGAGTCCTGTTACAGTAGGCAGCATTTTTGCTAATGCTTGTCCGTCTATAACTGATAACGGAAATACAACTTGTGAAATATTTTGCCCTAATTATGTAAAGTCTGGGCATACTATTTATGTTGATATTAATAGAACCGATGCTTACATTCCGAATGGAACAGAGATAATGCCATATAAGACATTCTCTGCCGCCGTAGCTGCGATGGGTACTCCTTCAGTTGGCTTTGCTATACACATAGCGACAGGAACATATACAGAAGCATCATTGGTTACGTTGCCAAATGTGCCTATTGTTATTTACGGTAATGAAGCAATTATAACTTTTGCCTCTGGACTTACAATTCAATATCCAAGTTATGTAATTAATGATTTGAATATTGTTGGTAATGTTACGATGTCTTCTACGGCAGCTACTGGTCAGGGTTTATCTAATGGTGGTTCTGTAACTGGTGATATCACTTATAACGGCGGACGAACTGGATTTAAAAATACTATTTTGTTAGGTGGTTTAATAACGGTTACCTCTCCCGCTTTTTGGGTTGCAAATATATGTACAGTAACAAGTCAAATAACAGGTGATGGGCAAATTATTATTGAAAATTGCCAAATAAATACTGGCAAAACCACTCCATTAATAACTTCAACAACTGGCGGTACTCTCATTGTCGTTAATAGTTTGATAACCAATACTAGTACTGGCGGCGGAATATCATGTAACAATGGAGCCAATGGAGTAACAGCTATTAACGGAATTTCAAACTGTATTATTACGGTTGCTTCTGGTGCACCTATAGCTTGCGGAACAGCAGTAACAATTATTGTCAAATGTACAGTTAATGGTACGCCAACAGGAACAGGATATATAGGCTCTAACTTTGATATTATTGGCGGTGGCACAATAATGGGTTTAGGTTCTGATGCGACAGGTGACATGTATTATCGCGCCGCTACTACGCTTTTAACTCGTATTGCTCCTAACTCTACAGCCACTAAAATGTATTTGTCGCAAACTTCTTCAGGTGCTCCAGCGTGGAGTACTGCTGAAGCTTATTTAGCATCTTCAAACATTATATGGTTTGGCAAAGGCGGAAGTGATACTAACAACGGCTTAACCTGGGGCAATAGACTGTTGAATATGGACGCTGCTTATAATTTAGCTGTTACAGCGTTTGGAACTCTTGGCTCAACTAATCAAGCTGTTGTTTATTGTCCTGATGCGGGAAGATATGATGTTGGTACTTTGTCGTCTGGTTTAGGAGCTACATATGTTCATATCATAATGCCAGTTGCTACTGTGAACGGTGGTTTACCTGTAACATCTGGGAATGAGATATTTATAAACATTCATAAAGTAATCGGTGGGATATCATTTTTTAATGGAGCAATTGTATTTTTAAAAATAGATTATCTCTTTGGGAGTATTACGCAAGCTGCTAATTATGGTAGTACTATTTACTTTGATATATTTCAGATGCAATCATTTATAGATTCTGGCGGAACTGGAACTATAGCTGCTTACGGTAAAATAGGATATATGTCTGGGAATATAACAGCTACAAGTAGGTCAAATGGAAATTTGTATATTGGTAAATGCGCTGGAACAATAACTAACGCTAGCACTAATTTCGCTATTAGATGTGATAATTATGCTTCGCAAGCCTACAATACCAATTATTACAATAGTGCTGGAGTATTAGCTTCATTAGCTCCAAACACAGCAATTACTCCTACATTTTTATCGATGACAGGAACGGGGGCAGCTGGCAATGTTCCCATGTGGAGAGCGCATCAAACTTATAATTCAATATTTGTTACTAGGTTTGGTACTGATAACACCGAATTATATGTAACTAATTATACTGCCACCGCTACTACAGGATGGATAAACGTAGCCGCTGATTTCCCAACAATTGCCGCTGTTGTAGACAAAGGCTGTTATGTTGTGCCAAGTGGCGTTACGGTAGTAGACAACGATGTTACCAAGACAAATACAGGTATGTCGTTTACCGGACCATTACAAATTAGTTGGGATGCTACTAATACACGTTGGGTTAGACGTACTGGTAAAACCTTACAAGACCCAGTTTGTAGTATCGCAGTGGCGTCGTATCTTAATTATTACTATGGTGCAACTTACGGCATTGAATGTTTAGATGCTGCAACTTACAATTTCGCAGATCAATTTGTTTGGTATGGTAGTCTTCACGCGCCATTAGCAACTATTAATAGTACTGGTTTTTCTAGCATTGAAACTACTACAAATTTAAGTTTGTATTTCGATAAGATGACAACTACGCCAAGCGATGCATTTGGTTCGGGAGGTATATTACTGACAGGCAGTGGAAATGCGTATATACAATGTAATTCAGCTATGCCGTTAAACTCCGGTTCGCCTACTAAGATGTTTAGCGCAACTGCTGGAAGTCTAACAGTAATAGCAAATACAATTAGAAATACTAATACCACAGATTATACTATCTATACTTCTGGTACTGGAGCTGTCTGGGTTAATGCCAATAGAATGCGAGGGGAGTTATTTGCTAATGCTGGCACTATATATTGTACAGCTACAATTACTACTAGTATTACAATGGGTGGAGCTGGAACTATTTATTTGAATAATAAACTAATTCAATCTGTGTCCATAAGCACTTGGGTTTGTGCAGCTACAGCTAGTACGCCTACAACTATAATTCGTTTATCTAAAGATATAGCTACTAATACAGTTACAATGTCTTTAGATTCTTGGTCAGCAGTAGGTAATAGTTCTACAGCAGCACAAATAACAGCAGCTGCTGTTATACCGGCAGCATTTAGACCTACTACTGGGCCGGCTATTGGTGCAATTGCTGCACATGATACAGATGGAATTTATTCTGATGTAGGTTCTTGGGGATCAGCGGTTATAGATTCTAGCGGCAATATAGCAATTATGAAAACTGCGGCTTATCCTGTAACTGGTGACTGGAATCCTGGTACTAATAATTTTGGATTTTATAGTAGTACGATTCAATGGAATACTGCACAATAGAGTAAATTATGAAACTAAGTGAATTGCAATTTGTTTTTTCTAGAAATATAGCTAGATTGATAGATTATATCTATGCATCTGATTATACTTGTACGGTTGGAGAATTTTACAGAACTCCTGAACAAGCAGAAATTTACGCTAAAAATGGAAAAGGAATAAGAGATAGCCAACATTGTAAGAAATTAGCTGCTGATTTAAATATATTTTCTCTTGAAGGTAAATATTTAACTGAATCCGAAGATTATCAACAATTTGGTAAATACTGGAAGTCATTAAATGTTAGGAATAGATGGGGTGGAGATTTTTCTACTAGAAGCGATGGCAACCATTTTGAGATGTATGATAGGGAATGATTATGAAAAGAGTTAATTCATGAAGAAGTTATTAAAAAAGTATTCTCCTATTATATGGGTTGCCATGCTGGGTATAACTTTAATAAAGATTGGCATCTTAATAGAAAATCTACCAGATGAAGGCCAATTATTAGTTACCTGTACTAGCACGATAGTATTTATCTTATGTATTTTAGCTTTTACACACGCTGTAATATTCTCTACAAACAAATTAACTAGTCGTATATTTGCAGCCTTAGGCGTTCTTTTAATTGCTGTAGATTATCTGGCTTATTTAGTCTTTGTTATAGATCTAAATATGTTTGCTCCCAATTTTTGGTGTGATACTGGTATAATATGTTTACTACTTTCCGCCCAATTTAATAATAAGTAGCCTATGTACGATTTATCAGAAATATCACAAAATGTCGTCGCTATATTAGTAGTGTCTGTAGGATTACTTATGGGAATATTGAAAATAGTTTTAAAAGATTGGAAGACCAAGCTGGATAAATCTGCAACTACTGATCAAGTAGAAGAGATACAAAAGCGTATGGAAGATGGTTATTCCAAGCTAGACGCTAAAATAGAAAAGAACTTTTCTATGCTTCTTGATAAGATTCTCGATATTAAGAAATAATGCAGACCCTTTAATACCTAATTCCCCAAAGCTTAGCACCAAATGTGGTGGAACACTAAAGGCATATTAAAGGAATTACCTGCATTATTTTTTCTTCCCACACTTCTTAACATAAACATCATTATAATCTGCTATCTCATTCGAGCTGTAAGCACTAAGGTGACTAATTTCATCCTTGGTTAATAGGATTGGCTTAGCCCATCCACAGAAGTTGTCTATAGGAAGACTAGTCGCGCTCGTATTTGCGCAGCCGGTCATGAGCACCATTAATATCGTTAGTATACTTAGCTGCTTGATCTGCTTTAATGTTTTCCACATCTTCTTTACTCTCTTTTAATAATTCATTTTGTTCAGCTATTTGCTTTTGTTTTTCTTCTTTTGCCCCGTGATGTTTTATTAAGAAATATAGCATAACAAAAAAAAGTATTGCAGCGCCAATTACGATCATATTAAACGGTAGCATTGGGATCTTCCTCTTCTTCATCCTGTCTATTATCATTGCTTCTATTACGATCTCCCAGCTTTATTATCCCATGGCCTACAGTGACAGCCATAATAGCTATTAATGTCTGTAATGTGAGAGAGGCGTCTTTGAAATAGAATATCATCATAAAGAATGCTACCCAGCTCATTATGATACCTGACCATCCGTACAGGAACATGATAGCTCTTGTTGAACTTTTATTTCCTGAGTTGTCTTCTAAGAATTTACTAGGCATCATTTAATATAAATTAATTATAATAATTTCTCAAATTTATCTGCTAATAATTTAAGTTGTTTTAATATATTATTTGCATGTAGCATCGTTTCTTTTTCTATAGGTTCTTTTTCTATAGGTTCTTTTTCTATAGGTTCTTTTTTGTTAATCTCAGCTTTTATAAATTGTGTAAAAGCTATTAAAGTAGAATATATTGTAGAAATTTCCTTGCTAGTTAGTTCTACTAGCTTTTTATCGTCTTTCATGCTTTATCCTTCTTCTCCAATCTCATTTATAAACCATAGCTGTTAGATCATCACACGCTGTACTTTCTCTAAGACTATAACCAGCTCTGTCTTTATGTACATGATGAAAAATACTAAGGCCGTGTAATGACGCATTAGCTCTATTTTCTAGCACTTTAATAACTATACTATCAACTATATCTTCACATTCTGCTAATTCTTCTTCTATAAAATTTTCGGATGGCTCGATGTGGCAGTTATTTATATGTGTATTAGGTATCATTGCTTTGTTTAACAATCGTGCTTCTTCTAGATCACAAATTATGCAATTAAAATAGCTATATTCTTTGGAATTTCTAGCTATCTGTTTGCACATATAAATAAAAGATTCTTTCATTTCCTATTCCGCCATGATTTTATCATATTGCTTATCTAACCAATATAGCTTTAATCGATTAAAGTCTCTTTTTATCTTAGTTATCGCTTGTGTTAACTCTAACACTTCTTTTACATTATCATATTTTAGAGTAAATCTTGCGCCTTTTACGCATATATCAACACACCATGTGGACTTTTCTTTGCCATAATCTTCGGGGTACGCATCTAGAAATGTAACGTTATTAAGATTGATCTTCTTGCCAGTTTTAAGAGTTAGCGTTTGTGTTTCAATGTCTATCATTGCTTTATCCTCATTCCCCAATTATTATTAATTTCCTCTATTAAATAAATCAAAAAGTCTGCACAAGCTTGGGCTTTTGATTTGTAATTAGATTCAAACTCATGAGCGCTATCTAATGATTTATCAAAAAAATGGAAATATAATCTATTATTTTTACTGGTATCTATATTTAATACGAATTCTTGTTCTAATAATTCTTCTTCACAATATTTTAAAAGCAATTCCTCTAATTCTTGACTAGTGAAAGCTGCATAATCTTTTTCAATATGCTTAAGATTTGTAGATGATAATTTAATAACATAATCCCCAGGTTTATATGACCAATGAAACAAACTGCTTTGTTCAATACCAAGTTCACGTAATTTTTTGGCCTGCTCAAATGTGCATACGTAATCTTTAATGTCTGTCATATCTTCTCCCAAATCAATTCTTCTCCAGCCTTTCCCTTACACTGATATATATCGCAATTATCAATATCTATCCAAGCTAGTTGTGATTTATCGAATATATGATCTGTAGAAGAATCAGCTTTTTTGTATAGATCAAGATATTTTTTGAAGAAGCCAATATAATTAGCTGGTGCCGGTATAAAAACTTCTGGTATTTCTATACCTGTTACTGTGTCTACAGCTTTGAATTTAAGCTTTAGTTGTTTATTCATTTATCTTGCTCCTTTAGCAATCCCAAACCATAATCTATAAAAGCAGCAGCATCAGTGCCAGCATTAGCAGCAGCATAAGCAGCAGCAGCATAAGCAGCATAAGCAGCAGCATTAGCAACATTAGCAGCAGCATAAGCAGCAGCAGCATAAGCAGCATAAGCAGCAGCATTAGCAGCATAAGCAGCAGCATAAGCAGCATAAGCAGCATTAGCAGCAGCATAAGCAGCATTAGCAGCAGCATAAGCAGCATCAGCAGCAGCTTTAGCAGCAGCAGCATTAGTTTTAGTATTTAAATATTCTTTAGCGGCTTCAATAGCTTTGCGTGGTCTTAAGTCATCTGGATATTTGTCTTCGAAAATATACAATACAGATTCAGCAGCGTATATAGCATATCTAATGCAATTGTCTCCTGTCAGTAATTTTGTTACTAACCAATTAAGATAAGAATATTTGGTATCATCTTTTAGATCTTTGACTAAGATGTCAAATTCAATAGTGCCATCTGTATATTGTTCGTTAAACCAATCTATACCGTCTTCACAAGCATCCCAATTTTCAAGCATTTGTAGTGTTATTTGCATTTATTCTCCTGGATTGAATTCTGCTAATTCTAAATTTTGATTTAATTTAGAACCATCTAACAGTAAGTTTTCACCACCAAAGAATTGGAACTTAATACCTGTCGTGGCAGAAAAGTTATTTTCCTGAATGCGAAATTCTATAGCTTTTTTAATAAGCCTTAATATTTTAACATCTTCAGAATCTTCTTTTATCTGAATACTGCATTCTAGCAAATGGGTATTATTTCTAACTGCTCTTAAAAGATAATCACCATCTTCATCAGTAAGAATATTGCAGATTAATATAGTAAAGTCAGGCGGATTCTTAAGAATTTCTGCTACTATCGTTTCTATTATGGGGCTAATCACTTTTTTTCCTCCAATGGTTGAATCTTATAATCAGAGACAGTTTCTTTACATTTATTAAGAAACTCTTTTGCTTCCTCTTCTGTATCAAAATATAAAATTCTTATACTATCTTTTAAGACGAGTTCTAATTGATAATGCATAGCATTCTCCCTTTGATTAAACGTCTCTACATTTTAACTTAGCTATGATTCTTTTGCGATTTCTAGCAAATAATTCTACTTTAGGACGCAATACTAAACCTTCAGCTTCAAAATTTCCGAAAGTAGAAGGAAATCTGTTGGTTACTAATTTTGTAGCTTGATCGAGGTTTCCTTCGCCTACAATCGGCACGATTTTACAGCTTAACTTCTCTGCTATTTTTTTTACAGAATCTCTTTCTAACCACCAACCATTAATAAATACATCGAAGAGTATAAAACTCATACCATCTCTCTTATATTTACCACCAGATTGTATGCCAGCACCATACCCTTCTCCAAAGAACATAACGGATATATCTGGGAATAAAAATTCCACTGCTTCTTTATCGAAAAGAGATGTTAATTTTACTAACAATTCTTCAGGAATTTGTGCCTTATCAGTACGTCCTCCAAAAGATATAGTTTTGTCGTCATGATTCCAATATACTCTGATATTCATCCCATCAATCTTTTCTGTGAATTCCCAAGTATTATTGGCTAAAAATTCAAACTCTGGAAGAGTATATTCTCCAATAAGGGTTCTGTTTGTGTCTTTATCTCTCTTATAGAGATTCTCTATTTTATGGTATTCAATCATTAAATTATTCCATTCTTCTAAATTATCCCATTACTTTGTTCATTTAAAACATCTTTTCTATTGTTGTAAACCTTTACTACTTTCTCTAAATCTCCCGGTTTTCCCGTCCCATTTTTACTAGCGC